CCCCGCTTCCGAAAAGCGATTAAGAGATGATGAAATAAACAATTAACAGGTAATAAGTTAAAATAAACATAATAAATATATGTGTGCACACGAACGTTCAACAGAATTTACTCACAAAGAAAACCCTAATCAACGACAATATGATTGGGCTTATTACAATTCACTCATGTCTCATATTACAGGCAATGTGTTAGATATTGGGTCAGGAGCAGGGCTATTTGTACGAGAATACGCTAAACGAAAAGAAGTAGAATCAGTAGTATGTTTAGATAAATACACCGAAGAAATATTTTATCCTACAGAAAAGACAACACGAACCGAATGGGTTTGTCCTCAAGAACTACCAGAAGATAAAGTAAATACAGTAGTCTCAACAGAGTTTATCGAACATATTGAACGCGACCAACTAGAACCATTACTTAAACAGATTTCTGAACGACTAACAGATGACGGAGTATTTGTAGGAAGTACACCTAACAAGAAATATCCTACTACAAATCCATACCACCTTTATGAATACACACTTGATGAATTAACAGAAATTCTAAAGCAGTACTTTCCAAAAGTGAAAGCATGGGATTGTGGAAACGATTGCACCGTATGGGTATGCAAAAAGTAGATTATGTAAAAATGGTAAAGGATATTTGGGGTGTAGAAATAACACGACAACAATGGGATAACATACTTAAAAAACACCCAAACATTCTTAGAGAATACAACACTCAGAAATCTATATTCGGATTTAACATGTTTAACAACAGTGGTCATAGACCAAATAAACAACTAATAGGCTATGAATAAAGTCTCAATAATTATTCCTTGTTGGAATCAGGCTCACTGGTTACCAGAAGCTATAGAATCAGCATTAGCTCAAACTATTCCTTGTGAAGTAATTGTAGTTAATGACGGTAGCCCTGATAATGCCTCTGAAACCGCTAAAAAGTACCCTGTACGCCTCGTAGAGAAGCTAAATGGTGGTTTATCTAGTGCAAGAAACGCAGGCATCAAGGAAGCCACTGGAGACTGGATATTAACTTTAGACGCAGACGATAAGATTGCACCTGATTTTATAGAAAAGTGCTTACAGGTAAACGCAGACATTATCGCCACAGGACAAGAAGAATTTGGAGATACTAACCGCATATGGTTCCCACACCCAAATCCAACCTTTGATGACTTCATAACAGCTAACCGAATAAACTGTTGCTCACTCTTTAAGAAAGAAATATGGCACAAGATCGGTGGCTATGACGAAGAAATGAAACTAGGATACGAAGACTGGGACTTTTGGTTAAGAGCTACGCAGGCAGGTTACACAGTAAAAACCATTCAAGAACCACTATTCTTTTACAGAAAACACGGTACTTCTATGGTAACTAATGCAATAAAAAACCACATGAAAATTGTGGAATACATGCACTCAAAGCTATGAATAACGACTTTAACAAAGTACCAATAGGTCTTAAAGATATGGACGGAAATGAAATACATGAGGGAGATACACTAGATACCGCTAATGAACATTCATATAGAATTTTTGGAAAGGTTACATACATTGCACCATCCTTTAGATACGTTGCATTGAATGGTAAATTAGAAGGAATATCATTTAATTTGGTAGGAACAAAACGTTTTAAAATTGTAAAATTATGAATGAATACTGCTACAACGAAAGAGCCGTACCAATCAGTAAAATCCTAGAAAAACTAGACCAATTACAGCGTGAAACATATGGTTGTGGTAATGGTAAGATAAAGATACAAATGTTTATCAAAGAATTAAAGAAAGAATATGGAATTACTGACTAACCTACTCACAACTTACGGTATAGCTTACTTATTCACAGAAAGCGTGCTACTAGAAAAACCACGAGCATGGATAGCAAGTAAACACTGGATTTTAGGTGAACTATTATACTGCCCTATTTGTATATCTTACTGGATAGCACTGATACTAACTCAAGACATATTACAAGCATTTGCAATCATGGGATCTATTGCAATCGTGGTTAAAAATATGGTAAAATAGTAGTATGAAACAAGGAACAAAAGCAGCTAAAGCCACAAAGAAAATGATTAACACCGCTACAGGTGGGCGTTATGATAAAGTCTTTAAGGGAGAATACTCACCATTACCAAAAGCATTTAAGCGATAATTGAGTTAAAGAAACTTGCCTAACAGCGAGTTTTTGTGTTATTATATATTCATATATGAATATCAAGCCATACGAAAAGAACGCAAAAAAACATCCAAAAAAGCAAATAGAGCAAGTTGCTAACTCTATTAAAGAATTTGGAATGAACCAACCTATCATAGTAGATAAAGAAGGATTCATCATAGTAGGACATGGAAGATACGAAGCATTAAAACATCTTGGTTGGACAGAAGATAAAATACTAGAAAATGTAAAGGTAGTAGACCTTACAGAAGAACAAGCAAAAGCATACAGACTAGCTGATAACAAACTCAACGAAAGCGACTGGGACATGGAACTTGTAATAGAAGAATTAAAAGAACTACCAGAACTAATGATTGACCTTACAGGGTTTGATAGGGATTTGATTATTGAAGCAGAGGAAAAGGATGACGAAGTACCAGAGACACCTGAAGAACCTAAGAGTAAACTAGGGGATTTATACGAGTTGGGGGGGCATAGAGTACTTTGTGGGGATAGTACGCAGGAAGAGGCAGTTTTAGCCCTCACAGGGGGTATTAAAGTGGATATGTACCTGACAGACCCACCGTACAATGTAGCCTATGAAGGGAAAACAAAGGATGCTCTAAAAATAGAGAACGACTCTATGTCGGATGATAAGTTCAGGCAATTCTTAACTGATGCATTTACAGCAGCCGACTCCGTAATGAAACCAGGTGCAGTTTTCTATATTTGGCACGCAGACTTGGAAGGATATAATTTTAGGGGGGGGTGCCACGATATAGGATGGAAAGTACGCCAATGTCTTATATGGAACAAACAAACTATGGTTATGGGTAGACAAGATTATCACTGGAAGCACGAGCCGTGTCTTTATGGATGGAAGGATGGTGCAAGTCACCTTTGGAATAGTGACAGAACGCAGACCACAGTTTTGAACTTTGACCGACCTAGTAGAAACGCAGAGCACCCAACAATGAAACCAGTGGAGTTATTTGCTTACCAGATAACAAACAACACTAAAGGGGAAGATATTATTCTAGATAACTTTCTTGGCAGTGGGACAGCCCTCATAGCAGCACAGAAAACAGGTCGTATATGCTACGGAATGGAACTAGATCCTAAATACATAGACGTAATAGTTCAAAGATATGTAGACTACACAGGTAACGAAAACATAATTAAAAATGGAGAAAGAATCTTATGGAACAAAACGAAAAAATCGTAAATAAAACGTGGACTGACCCAGTAACTGGAAAGTTCGTAAAAGGAAACCCAGGAGGTGGAAGACCACAGGGTTCTTTAGACTTTAAGACTAAGTTTTATAAAATGATTGATAAGATTGCTTCTAATAATAATCTGACTCCAGAAGAAGTAGAGGAACAACTTTTAATGGTTGGATATAAAAGGGCAAAAGATGGAGATTACAGTTTTTATAGGGATATAATGGACAGGGTTCATGGTAGACCTGTCCAAAAGAGTGAACTTACAGGTGCAGACGGTAAAGAACTACCTACGCCAATACTAAATTATGTATTCAATAACGACAAGCCTAAAGAAAATATCGAAAATGCTCAAGAAGATACGAGCAGTACAGGGGGGAACATCAGCATCGAAGACAATCTCGATACTCCTTTGGCTAATTCACTTAGCACAGACGGACACGGAGAAGAAATTGACTTCAGTAGTCTCTGAATCAATCCCACACCTTAAACGTGGTGCAATGCGTGACTTTAAGAACATAATGATAGCTCACAAGTACTGGAAAGATTCAGGCTGGAACGCTACAGATAGTATCTACACCTTTGAAACAGGATCACAGATAGAGTTCTTCTCTACCGATAATGGAGATAAGCTACGAGGTGCAAGACGTGACAGACTATTTGTAAACGAGGCTAACAACATCCCTTTTGATGCCTTTGAGCAGCTCGAGGTGCGTACTAAAGAGTTCGTATACTTAGACTGGAACCCGACAAATGAATTTTGGTTTTATACAGAGGTGCAAGGTAAACGAGACGACGTAGAACTTATTATTGTTACTTACAAGGATAACGAGGCACTACCTAATGAGATTGTAAATTCAATCGAACAACGTAGAAACCGAGCAGGTTGGTGGAAAGTATACGGAGAGGGACAACTTGGAGAAGTAGACGGCAAGATTTATAAGTCATGGCAGATTATTGACGCAGTACCACATGAAGCACGACTTGA